GGTATTTAACGAGAAACGTAAACCAAAAGGTCCTATTAAATTCAAAATAACATTAAACGAAGAGCAAAAGGAAGCTAAAGCAAAAATCCTAGAAAACACACTTACTTTATTAGCAGGTAAAGCTGGTTCTGGTAAAACAATGTTAGCATGTCAAATAGCCTTAGACAGGTTATTTATGAAAGAGATTGATAAAATCATTATCACTCGCCCTACAGTATCAAAAGAAGACATTGGCTTCCTCCCAGGAGATTTAAGGGAAAAAATGGATCCTTGGGTGCAACCCATTTACCAAAACATGTTTGCCTTATATGATAAGGTAAAAATTGAAAAACTTATTGAAGAGGGTAAAATTGAAATTGTGCCTGTATCGTTTATGCGAGGTAGAACATTCCTTGACAGCGTTATTATAGTAGATGAAGCTCAAAACGTTACACACGAGCAAATGCAAATGATTGTAACACGTTTAGGTTTAAGATCAAAAATGGTTATATGTGGGGATGACCACCAAGTTGATTTAAAATCAAAACGCGATTCTGGCTTTAGATTTTTATATACAGCTGCTCGTAGAGTAAAAAATATGGTAGCTATTACATTAATGCAGAATCATAGAGACCCAATTGTAGATAATTTAATTGAGGTATATGAAGAAGCAGAAGAAAGAGGTATTGTAGGGGGCTCCAATGGCACTAGTGGAAAGTCTAGAAGGTAGCAATTACTCCATTTTCTCTTAATATTTATAATAAAAATATAAGATGGCCGTAATTCCTATATATGATGGTAACCCAGTATTTGTATCAGGATCATCTACTCCTTTTGGATTTTATGATTCTGATACATCTTTTCAAGTTGATGCTGTAAAAGTAGCTAAATTTTGTGCTCAACGTTTGGGATATCCTATAGTTGATATTGAACTTGATTCGGGTTCATTTTTTACTGCATTTGAAGAAGCTGTAACTACTTACGGAAATGAATTATATGCTTATAAAGTAAGAGAAAATTATTTATCTTTAGAAGGAGTCCAAACAAGCTCAGCACAAGATTTAAATACAAAAGTAGTATCTCCTACTATGGCTCGCATTGTTGAACTTTCAGAACAATATGGAGTTGAAGCAGGTTCTGGAGGTAATGTAAATTGGTACGATGGTTTAATTAATCTATCAGCTAGTCAACAAGAATATGACTTAAATGATTGGGCTACTGGAGAAGGAATTACTGGTAGTCTAGAAATTAAAAGAGTATTCTATGAAGCACCTCCTGCAATTGTTAGATATTTTGATCCCTATGCCGGTACTGGTACTGATTTAGCAGGTTTACTAGATTCTTTTGGATTTGGTAATTTTTCTCCTGGGATTAACTTTATGATGATGCCTATTAATTTTGATTTACAAAAAATGCAGGCTATTGAATTCAATGACCAAATTAGAAAATCTAATTATTCATTTGAAATTCATAACAATCAACTTAAAGTATTTCCAATTCCTGATAGCAATTTAGAAAAACTTAAGATTCAATACATTCTTAAGGAAGAAAGAGCAGATGCTGCTATAGGCTCAAATGATGGGGTAATTAGTAATGTCAGTAATGTTCCTTATAATAATCCAAACTATACTCAAATAAACTCAGTTGGTAGAAGTTGGATTTTTGAATATACACTTGCTTTAGCTAAAGAAATGCTGGGGTACGTTAGAGGTAAATACTCTCAGGTACCTATACCAAATGCAGAAGTAACATTAAATCAAGGAGATCTTATTACAGCTGCTACTTCAGAAAAAAATGCTTTAATAGAAAGATTAAGATCTTATTTTGATGAAACTTCTCGTAAATCATTATTAGAAGCCCGTTCTCAAGAAACAGACTTTAGATCAAAAGAATTAAATCAGGTTCCATTCACAATTTACGTAGGTTAAGATGGCATTATACGGAGGCTCAAGAGATGTAAGTTTATTGCGTGGCATAAACAGAGAAATAATACACGATATTATTTCCCAACAGGCTGCTTTCTACAAGTTTAAACTTGAAGAAACTAAGGTAAACTTATATGGTGAGGCTTCAGGTACAAAATATTACAATGGACCTACCCTTCTCCCATGTCTAATATCTAGATCAGACCAAGAATTCCCTGAAAGTGATTTAGGGGTAGATTTTAATTGGGGTATAGAATTTAGATTTTTAAGAGATGATTTAGTAGATGCTAATTTAGTTCCTGAAGTAGGTGATGTAATTCTCTACCAAAAAGGATATTATCAAATAGATGAAACTAATTCAAACCAATATTTTGTAGGTAAAAACCCAGATTATCCTAACAAAGATGATGATGGTATTAACCCATTAGAAGAGGATTTATCTAATTTTGGTTATAATGTTACAATTATCTGTAAAACACACTATGTGCCTGCAGATAGATTAGGAATTACTCAAGAAAGATTATAATGGCTCAAAGACAAAACAAACCAACCCCAAAGTCCCAAAAGCAAATTTCAAGTGAGCTTGTAAAGGCCTATGATCCTAAAATGGGTAATCCTAATGAAGCAACTACCCCAAATAGAGGTACTAAGATTTCATGGAAGGGAGATAATACAAAACCTTTTACAGTTGGGATTCAAGATATTGATGAATCCATTATGTATTATTTCCAAAATGTGATCCGACCAGCTGTAGAACAGAATGGTAACCGCATTGAAGTTCCAATTGTGTATGGTTCACCGGAACGATGGAAGTCGTTTCAAAAAGACGGGTACTACCGCGATAAAAGCGGTAAGATAATGTTACCCCTTATTATGTTTAAGCGTAATAGTATAGAAAAAAACAGACAAATAGGTAATAAGATAGATGCTAATAATCCTCAAAATTTTGGTATTTATCAAAAGAAATATTCTGGTCAAAACGCCTACGATAACTTTACAGTATTAAATAATAGAGTTCCTGAAAAAGAATTTGTTGCTGTAGTTTACCCTGATTATGTAACAGTAACTTATAGTTGTACTATAGCTACTTATTATGTAGATCAAATGAATAAAATAGTTGAAGCTATTAATTATGCATCTGATTCATATTGGGGTGATCCTGAACGTTTTAAATTTAGAGCTATGGTTGATAGTTTTACAAATTCTGTAGAAACTCAAATCGGCTCCGAACGTTCAGTAAGAACTACTTTTAATATAAGTTTAAATGGTTATATTATACCAGATGTCGTTCAAAAATCATTGAATTCATTTAATAAGTTCAATGAAAAGAGTAAAATTGTATTCTCTATGGAAGTAGTAACCGATGATGCCTTCTTTAAAGGTGATGCTGAAGACGGAAGAGTTGTTACTAGTACAGTTGGAGAACAAGAAGCTCAGAAAAGAACGAATATTATTTCTTAATTGAATATTTATTATAAATTGCTAGAATAGATGGCCAACGTAAGATATTTAGATCAGGTATCCATATCCACCTTCCAAGGAGATAATATAAATAATTCAGAATCCGGCTTATCCGGATCTTCTGGTTCTTCTGGATCTTCAGGTAGTTCAGGTACTTCTGGTAATAATGGTACGTCTGGTAACTCACGTGCTTCGGGTTCATCAGGTTCTTCTGGTAGCTCAGGTTCATCAGGTTCATCAGGTAGTGCAGGCTCATCAGGTTCTTCAGGTTTATCAGGTACAACAGGAAAAAGCGGTTCATCCGGTTTATCCGGTACAACAGGTACCTCAGGTTCAAGTGGTGGAGATTCAGGCTCATCAGGCTCATCTAGCTCTTCAGGCTCATCAGGTTCATCAGGCTCTTCAGGTTCATCGGGTTCATCCGGTAGTAGTGGAGAATCTGGAGATAGTAGTTCCTCAGGTACATCTGGTTCATCAGGTACTACAGGTTCAGCTGGAGAAGATGGTGAAAGTGGTTTAAGTGCCTCATCAGGTACCTCAGGTTCATCAGGTACTACAGGTTCAGTAGGTGAAGCTGGTCAAAGCAATTTAAGCGCTTCATCAGGTACTTCAGGTAGTTCAGGTACTACAGGTTCAGTAGGGGTAGCAGGAGAAAGTAATTTAAGCGCTTCATCAGGTACTTCAGGTAGTTCAGGTACTACAGGTTCAGCAGGTAAGGCGGGTCAAAGTAATTTAAGTGCCTCTTCAGGCTCATCAGGTTCATCTGGTACTGTAGGTTCAACAGGTATTGCAGGAACATCAGGTGCTTCCGCTACTTCAGGTACAGCAGGTTCGAGTGGTGTATCTGGTGGGGGAGGTTCAGCTGGTTCATCAGGTACTTCAGGTGCCTCTAATACTTCAGGTTCAGCTGGTAGTTCAGGTTCATCAGGTACAACAGGTACATTTGGCTCTAGTGGAGGCTCAGATACTAGTGGTACTTCAGGTAGCTCAGGTTCATCAGGTACTACAGGTAGCGCAGGTGAATCCGGAGATTCTCTTACTTCAGAAACTAGTGGTACCTCAGGTACTACGGGTTCTGTAGGTTCAGCTGGAGAAGATGGATTTAGTGGATATAGTGGATCAGCAGGATCATCAGGTACTTCAGGAACAAATGGTTCCTCTGGTACTTCAGGTACAACGGGTAGTGTAGGTACTTCAGGTAATGCTGGTACTTCAGGAAATAGTGAAACCTCTGGTACAGCTGGTAGCTCAGGTACTGTAGGTTCATCAGGAGAAGCAGGCGCTTCAGGATTAAGTGTAACTTCAGGTACTAGTGGTTCAACTGGTACTACAGGTTCTTCAGGGGTAGCTGGAGAAAGCAATTTAAGTGCTACTTCTGGTACCAGTGGTTCCTCAGGTACTACTGGTTCCGTAGGGATAGCAGGAGAAAGTAATTTAAGTGCCTCATCAGGTACTTCAGGTAGTTCAGGTTCATCCGGCACTGCAGGATCTTCAGGTGAAGATGGTACTAGTGGTGCTAGTGCTACCTCAGGTACCGCAGGATCTTCAGGTGAAAGCGCTACAACCGGTTCAGCAGGTACTTCAGGTAAATCTGGTTTAAGTGGTACTGCTGGTACTAGTGGAACATCCGGTACTTCTGGTACAGCTGGTTCTGTAGGTTCAACTGGAGAAGATGGACTTTCAGGTGCTGCTGGTTCCTCTGGTACTTCAGGTAGTTCAGGTTCACAAGGAGCCGATGGAGCTGCTGGTACAAGTGGTAAAAGTGCCACCTCAGGTACTACAGGTTCAGTTGGTACCTCAGGTGAAGCAGGTACTTCAGGATTAAGTGCAACATCTGGTACAAGCGGTTCAACAGGTACTGTAGGTAGTAGTGGAGAAGCAGGTACTTCTGGAGATAGTAATACAAGTGGTACCTCAGGTACTACAGGTTCAGTTGGTACCTCAGGTGAAGCAGGTACTTCAGGAAATAGTGAAACCTCAGGTACAGCTGGTAGTTCAGGTACTGTAGGTTCATCAGGAGAAGCTGGTGGTTCAGGATTAAGCGAAACATCAGGTACTTCAGGCTCATCAGGTTCACAAGGTGAAAGTGGTGTAGCAGGTACATCAGGTTTAAGCGCAACAAGCGGTACTACAGGGTCAAATGGCTCATCGGGTGCTGATGGTGTGGGAGGTACTAGTGGTGTATCTTCTACTAGCGGTACTACGGGATCAAACGGTAGTGCTGGTGAAGATGGAGTTGCAGGTACATCAGGAATTTCAAGTACTTCTGGTACTACAGGGTCAAATGGTTCAGCAGGTCAAGATGGTATAGCAGGGACAAGTGGCGAAAGTGCTACTTCTGGTACAACAGGTTCAGCTGGTAGTTCAGGTGAATCAGGCTTAGCGGGAACATCTGGAGATTCAGCAACTAGTGGTACAACTGGTTCAAGTGGTTCATCAGGTGAAAGTGGTATAGCAGGGACAAGTGGCGAAAGTGCTACTTCTGGTACAACAGGCTCAAATGGTTCATCTGGAGAAAGCGGAGAAGCTGGAACTAGTGGATTATCTAGCACTTCAGGTACAACAGGTTCAAATGGGTCTTCAGGTCAAGATGGAGTAGCAGGCACCTCAGGAGCTAGTGCTACCTCGGGCACAACAGGTTCAGCTGGTAGTTCAGGTGAAAGTGGTGTAGCAGGTACCTCAGGAGATTCAGCAACTAGTGGTACTACAGGTTCAGCTGGTACTAGTGGTAAAGATGGTATAGCAGGAACTAGCGGATTAGCCGCAACTTCTGGAACAAACGGTTCAGCTGGTACTTCAGGTACAACAGGAGCAAATGGTACTGCAGGAAAATCAGGCTTAAGTGCAACAAGTGGTACCACAGGCTCAAGTGGCTCATCAGGTGCTGATGGGGTTGCAGGTACTTCAGGTGAAAGCGCTACTTCAGGTACAACAGGCTCAAATGGTTCATCAGGTGAATCAGGTATAGCGGGAACTTCAGGAGACTCAGCAACTAGTGGTACAACTGGTTCAAGCGGTTCTGCAGGTGAAAGTGGTGTAGCAGGTACCTCAGGAGACTCAGCAACATCGGGCACAACAGGCTCATCAGGAACATCTGGTGAAGATGGAGTTGCAGGTACTTCAGGTTTAGCCGCTACATCAGGTACAAATGGCTCAGCAGGTACCTCAGGTACAACAGGAAATAACGGAACAGCCGGTAAATCCGGTTTAAGTAATACAAGTGGTACAGCTGGTTCTAGCGGTACTACAGGCTCAAATGGAGTTGCAGGTGAAGATGGTTTAAGCCAAACTTCAGGTACTGCAGGTTCATCAGGTACAACTGGTTCAAATGGTGTAGCAGGTGGAAGTGGTATCTCTACAACATCAGGTACTTCAGGCTCATCAGGTTCACAAGGAGCTGATGGGGTTGCAGGAACCAGTGGTGAAAGCGCTACTTCAGGTACAACAGGCTCAAATGGTTCATCAGGTGAGTCAGGTTTAGCCGGTACATCAGGTTTAAGTTCAACTAGTGGTACAACAGGTTCTGCAGGAACATCGGGTAAAGATGGTGTAGCTGGAACAAGTGGTATAAGTGCTACTTCAGGTACAACGGGTAGCTCAGGTTCACAAGGTGAAGACGGAGTTGCAGGTACTAGTGGTAT